TAAGGAATTAAATATGGTATCAAGTTATTCTACAGACCTCAAACTAGAACTCATGGTCACAGGCGAAAACGCCGGTACATGGGGAGACATTACAAATACAAATTTAAATATTTTACAACAAGCAATTGCTGGTTATGAATCAGTTGCATTAAATGCAACGACAGGTGCAACTTTAACTTTTTCAAATGGTGTTACATCTAATGGTAAAAATGCTGTTTTAAATTTAACAGGAACTTTAACTTCTTCAGTTAACGTTATTATTCCAGATGGAGTTGAAAAAACATATATTGCAAAAAATGCTACAACTGGATCTTATGCAGTTACATTTAAAACAACTTCAGGATCAGGAGCTACTTGGGCAGCAGGTGATAAAGGTATAAAATTCTTATATTCTGATGGAACTAATGTTACTGACGTAAATGCTGGTATAAATACTATTAATATTTACACTTTACCTACAGTAGATGGTACTTCAGGACAGGCAATTCTTACAAATGGTGCAGGTACTTTATCATTTGGTAATGCCGGAATTTCAACAGGAAAAGCTATTGCAATGGCAATAGTTTTCGGATAATAATAACGAACGGAGATAAATTATGGCAAATCCAAATATAGTAAACGTAACTTCGATTCTAGGCGAAACAACGTATGCTGCTTTGACAACAACACTTACAACAGTATTGTTAGCAAACTCTGCAGCTTCAGGAAAAGTTTACAAAGTTAATTCAATCATGGTTGCAAACGTAGACGGAACAAATGCAGCTGACGTAACAGTAGACATTAACACAGCAGCAGGTGGTGGCGGAACATCTTATGCTCTCGCTTCTACAATTTCTGTACCAGCAGATGCAACACTAACTTTAGTTGATAAAAATTCTTCTTTTTATTTAATGGAAGATAAATCAATTGTTGGTGGAGCAAGTGCAAACGGCGATCTTGAAATAATTATTTCGTACGAAATTATAAATTAACCGGAGTTCAGGCTATGGCAAATGGCGGAATTATCGGACCAGTTAACGATCCAACATCCACTACAGTTGTAACATCTTTTACAGCATCAGGAACGTATAATTATCCAAATCAAGCAACGCCAGGCGAAGTTGACTATTTAGTTGTTGCTGGTGGAGGTGGAGGTGGTTCAGGAGGATCTCAAGGTGGAGGAGGTGGTGCCGGTGGTTATAGAACTTCTTTTCCAGGAGGAACAAAAATTTCTTTAGCAGCTGGTTCTACTCCAGTTACAATAGGTGGAGGTGGAGCAGGTGGAGGAAATCCTTCTACTAGTGGTGCAAGTGGAAGTAATTCAATATTTTCAACAATAACATCAGCAGGTGGAGGAGGAGGTGGAAGTAGTCTTCCAGGACCAGGAAATAATGGAGTAAGTGGAGGTTCAGGAGGTGGAGGAAGTACATGTGGTACTAAAACAGGTGGAACTGGTAATAGTCCACCAGTATCGCCGCCACAAGGAAATAATGGTGGAACATCTAATACTGCAGGTGGTGCAGGAGGTGGTGGAGGAGCTTCTGCTGTTGGAAGTGATGGAACTGCACCTGGACCAGGTACTGGAGGACCAGGAGGAGCAGGTTCTCCAAATTCAATTTCAGGATCAGCAGTAACTTATGCAGGAGGTGGAGGTGGTGGATCATATGTAGGACCAGCTGGAACTGGAGGAGCCGGTGGTGGAGGAAATGGTGCTAGAGATATTACACAAGGAGGACCTATTGGAACAGCAGGAACTGCAAATACAGGAGGTGGAGGTGGTGGAGGAGCACAAGCAGCTGGATATGCAGGAGGATCAGGAATCGTTATTATATCAGCACCAGGAACTAAAGTCGCTTCCGGAGTCTGGTCACTACAATGTCAATACAATTATAAAAAAGCTGGGCAGTGGACAGCAAGTGCAACAGTATCTTTAGATTATTTAGTAGTAGCAGGTGGTGGGGGTGGAGGTAGTTTTTATTATGCAGGAGGAGGAGGAGCAGGTGGTTATAGAACTTCATTTCCAGGAGGAACAAAAATTGCATTAGAATTAGGTTCATCTACTCCAATTACAGTAGGAGCTGGTGGTGCAGGTGGAACAGGTTGCGGAGGTGTAAGGGGAAGTTCTGGTAATGATTCAATATTTTCAACAATTACTTCTACAGGTGGTGGAGGTGGTGGTAGTTGGTCTTCACAAATATCAGGTGGAAATGGTGGATCAGGTGGAGGTGGAGGTAATTTTCCTTCAACATCGGGAACTGCAGGAACAGGAAATTCACCACCAGTTAGTCCTCCTCAAGGAAATAATGGTGGAGCTGGAAGTGGTGGAGCTCAAATATCAGGCGGAGGAGGTGGAGCTGGAGAAGCAGGAAACACAGATGGTCAAGGATATGGTGGAGATGGTTCGCCAAATAGTATTTCAGGAAGTGCAACATTTTATGCAGGTGGTGGTGGAGGAACGGGTGCTTCTGGAGTAGGAACTATACAACCAGGTGGAGATGGAGGTGGAGGAGCAAGCGGACGTTATTCACCTGCTACAGGAGCAACAGCAGGAACAGCTAACACAGGTGGAGGTGGAGGTGGTGGAGTTCATTGTGGTATATCTCCAGCATCAGGAGCAGCTGGGGGTTCAGGAATCGTTATTATAAGAGCCCCAGGTTCAGCTAATTTAGGAGCAAGTCCAGGAACAAATACTGTAACTACATTACCAGCCCCAGCAGGAGGTTGTAAAGTAGCGACATTTACTGTATCTGGAACGTTGACTACATAAAAAATTAATGTATAAATAAAATAAGGAGTTAAAAATATGGCACATTTTGCAGAAGTAAACAGCTACGGTTTAGTATTAAGAGTTGTTGTTATTGATAACAATGACGTAAACGCAAATGGCGGCGATCAATCAGTTGGAGCAGAAGAAGCAGTTAAAAAAATTGTTCCTTTTACATCTGGTAATAGATGGGTTCAAACTTCTTATAATAATAATTTCAGAAAACAATATGCTGGAATTGGTTACACGTTTGATTCCACAAAAGATAAATTTATCGCACCACAACCATTTGCATCTTGGTCGCTAGACTCTAATGACGACTGGCAAGCCCCAGTTGCATATCCAACAGTTACAACTTATGGAGATAATGTAAGATACTTTATTTCTTGGGATGAAGCTGGAAAAAGATGGATTGGTAAAGACGATCAACAAAATACATTCGCTTGGTCACCTGACACTTCATCTTGGATTGCTACAGGCAACTAAGTTAAAGAATTTTTAAAAGGACAGTGACTTATGGCATCACCCAATGGCGGTATAATCGGAGTATTAAATCCAACATCGTTTGGTAAATGTACTGTCACATCTCAAACATCATCTGGAACATTAACGACGCAGCCAGGAACGAGGTTAGTTGATGCATTAATTGTTGCTGGTGGAGGAGGAACTGGTGGACAAACTGCTGGAGCTTTTGCAGGTGGAGGTGGTGGAGCTGGTGGTTTTAGATCTATTTCATGTATTTCAGTTTGTGGAGCAACTGGTTATCCATTAGTTGTAGGAGCTGGAGGAACAGCGGGTAGTGCTGGTGCAAACTGTGGTTCTAATGGAACTGACTCAAGTGGATTTAGTTATACTTCAACAGGTGGTGGTAAAGGAGGAAGAGCAAATTTAGCCGCAGGAAATGGTGGATCAGGTGGTGGAGCAACAGGACCAACTGGTACAGCAGGAACAGGAACACCAGGTCAAGGAAATTCCGGAGGAGCTTATGCTTCAAATCCTGCCGCAGCAGCAGCAGGAGCAGGAGGTGGTGGATCTGGAGCAACAGGATCTAATTCTTCACCTACAGGAGGCGGAGCAGGAGGAGCAGGAACTGCTTCTTTAATAACAGGATCATCAGTAACTTACGCAGGTGGTGGAGGTGGAGCTTCACAAATAGGAGGAACAGCAGGAGCAGGCGGTGCTGGTGGTGGAGGTGCTGGAGGAAATGCACCTAAATCAACTGGAACAGCAGGAACAGCTAATACAGGAGGAGGTGGTGGTGGATCAATATCACAAGCAAATCCAGATGGATCAGTTGCAGGATCAGCCGGCGGTTCAGGAATTGTGATCGTAAAAGAATTAAACAAGGCAAGTGGTGTTTGGAATTTACAATCTCAATTTAGTGCACAGAAACAAGGAACGTGGCCAAGTCCTCAAATATCATTCGATGTAGATTATTTAGTTGTGGCTGGTGGTGGTGGTGGAGGAATGAACAATGGTGGAGGTGGAGGAGCAGGAGGTTATCGTACATCTTTTCCAGGTGGAACTAAAGTAACAGTAACAGGATATGGACCATTAAGTGTTCCAGTAACAATAGGAGCAGGTGGAGTAGGAACAGCTTTTCCAGCAGGAGCATCACCTTTTTCACAAAGAGGATCAAGTTCAATATTTTCAACAATTACATCTACAGGTGGGGGAGGTGGAGGACAATTTGATGATGGAACACCAGGAGGATCAGGTACAGGTCAACCAGGAGGATCAGGAGGAGGAGCTAGAAATGACGCACCAGGAAGTGGTTCAGGAAACACACCTCCAGTAGCATCTAGTCCTTTAATGCCAAATGGACAAGGATCACCAGGAGGAGCATCTGGAAGTGCTCCAGCTTACGGATCAGGAGGAGGAGGAGGTGCAGGAGCGGCAGGAACTGCAGGAACTCCATCAGCATCTGGAAATGGTGGAGTAGGTTTAGAAAATAGTATTTCAGGATCACCAGTATTTTATGCAGGTGGTGGAGGAGGAACTGCTGAAGCAGGAACTCCTAATGGAAGTGGTGGTAATGGAGGAGGTGGAGCAGGAGTAAATGGTCCAAATGCAACTTCAAATCCAGGAACAGTTAATACAGGAGGTGGAGGTGGAGCATCAGGTGGAGAACCTGGATCAACTCCAGCAGGATCAGGTGGATCAGGTATAGTTATTGTAAGAACACCATCAGCTAGAACATTAGGAGCAAGTCCTGGTACAAACACAGTTACAACATTACCGGCACCAGCTGGAGGTTGTAAAGTTGCAACATTCACAGTGTCTGGAACACTTACAATTAGCTAGTTATTGAACCCTTTACAAATCCTATAGAAATTAATATATAGTCATTAGAATGAATTTACAGAATTACTATTACTATTTTCAAAGTGCACTTACACCTAGATTTTGTGATGAATTAATTAAATACGGAATATCACAACAAGAACAATTAGCTCTTACTGGTGGTCAAACAACTAAAATTAATGAAGGTAAATCACTTGATGATAAAGATATAGTAGATTTAAAAAAGAAAAGAGATTCAAATATTGTTTGGTTAAATGATAGATGGATCTATAAAGAAATTCAACCATTTATTCATCAAGCAAATAGATTAGCTGGATGGAATTTTGATTGGGATTTTTCTGAATCTTGTCAATTTACAAAATATAAATTAAATCAATTTTATGATTGGCATTGTGATTCTTGGGAAGCTCCATATGCAAATCCAGATAATAAAGATACTAATGGAAAAATTAGAAAATTATCTGTTACATGTTCTTTATCAGCACCAGAAGATTATGAAGGTGGTGAATTAGAATTTGATTTTAGAAATATGGATCCTGATAAACCAACTATTAGGAAGTGCGCCGAAATAAAACCTAGAGGAAGTATTGTAGTATTTCCATCTCACGTATGGCATAGAGTTAAACCAGTAACGAAAGGAACAAGATATTCATTGGTTATTTGGAACCTTGGATATCCATTTAGATAATGGCAAAAGACGATCAATTACAAGCATCAGTTTATTTTAGTTCACCAGTATATTCTATTGAAATACCTGAATGGGTAGATGATGCAAATAAAGTTTGTGATAAATATATTAAAGATGCTAAAAAAAATAATGCTAAAATTATTAAAGAACGAGAAAAAAAATTTGGTAAAAAAATAGGTGATCATGGAATGAGTCATCATTCTACATCTTTAATTGGTGATCCTGCTTTAAAAGAATTACAAGAATATATTGGAGCAACAAGTTGGAATGTTTTAGATCATATGGGATATGATTTAAAAAATTATGAGTTATTTTGGACTGAATTCTGGGTACAAGAATTTAGTGAAAAAGGAGGTGGGCATCACGAAGGACATATACACTATGATAACCATATATCTGGTTTTTATTTTTTAAAATGTAGTGAAAAAACTTCAATGCCTGTTTTCCATGATCCAAGACCAGCTAAACTTATTACACAGTTACCATTAAAAAATGAAACTGAAATTACACTTGGAACACATCAAATACATTACAAACCAAAACCAGGTACTATGATATTCTTTCCAGCTTACATGGAACATCAATATGTGGTTGATGATGGTATAGAACCATTTAGATTTATCCATTTCAATTTACAAGCTGTTAGAAGAATGATAACAGATACTGTTAGAAATACCGTAAAGGAGAAAAAATGAGTTTTAAGAAAAATAAATATACAGTAATTAAAGGAGCTATATCAGAAGATCTTGCTAAATTTTGTTATGATTATTTTATGATGAAAAGACAAGTTGCAAGAACAATGTTTGATACAAAATACATAAGTCAATTTACAGAATACTTTGGTGTATGGAATGATCAACAAGTTCCAGAAACATATTCACATTATTCTGACATTGTAATGGAAACATTACTTGTAAAACTTCTTCCAATTATGGAAAAAGAAACAGGATTAAAATTAAATACTAATTATTCATACGCTAGAATTTATAAAAAAGGAGATGTATTACATCGTCATAAAGATAGATTCTCTTGCGAAATTTCTACAACTATGCATTTAGGTGGTGGTTGTTGGCCAATATATCTTGAACCAGATGCATCACAAGGTGGTGTAGATGAAAAGACTGGTAACTATAAACCATCAAAATCTAAAGGTGTTAAAGTATTATTAGAACCTGGTGATATGTTAGTATATCGTGGAAATGAATTAGAACACTGGAGAGATAAATTAACTTTTGATGATTGTGGTCAAGTGTTTTTACATTACAATAATGTTGAAACTAAAGGAT